GAAGAAATTCGTGGTGCTTTAGAAGCTTTTTATCCTTTGGTAGAGGAAGCCGCTCCACAATTAGATTGGTCTCAATTTAATAATTTTGTAATAGAAGGACCTATTGCTAATCCTCCTGTAGTACCCACTAGATCTGGTATTGCTAAAAGTCCTATTTTTGATGTAATTAAGCAGCATACTACGTTACCTACCAAACTTTTTCAATTTAAAAATTCTAAAGGTGAAGTTATTGATCCTTGGGAAGTTGCTTTGAAAAATTATGATATTGATACACCTCTGATATCTGATTCTACTTGGAAACAGGTTGAGCGGGCTGCAAATCAATATTTTAATATGTTACACGATACTATGATACGCAGATATGAACCTAGAGTTTTTACTCTGGAAGAAGCTATTCATGGTGTTAGTGGTGATGAGAATTTTGGTCCTATTCCGAGTGGTACTAGTGCAGGTTATCCAATGAATGTTCAAGGTAATGATAATTTAAAGAAATTATTATTTACTGCTGATCGTAATTCTCCTGAATATTTGAATATTTTGGAACGTATACGTGAAGAAGTTGAACTAGCAGAGGTTACTTATGCTGCTGGAGATCGACCTGAATTTTATTATGTTGATTATTTAAAAGATGAACGTAAGAAAATTGAAAAAGTACGCGAAGGAAAAACTCGCATGTTTTCTGGTGGACCATTAATTCTTTTTATTCTTTTTAGAAAGCATTTTGGTTGGTTTGATTCTCATTTTAAATCTAATAAAATTCAAAACTGGTCAGCTATAGGTGTTAATCCTTTTTCGGAAGAATGGGACCATATAGCTAAATTTTTGGGAGAAGTTACTTCTGAAGAAATTTTGGCTGGTGCTGGAGATTATTCTAAATTTGATGCCAGTCATTTGGCAATAATTCATATTATAATGGTTAATTTGATTTGTAAAGTGTATTATCCAAATGCAACTCCTCGTGAAATAGCTATTAAAACTGGTTTATTTAGCGAAATACATTCGTCTAATCATATATTTTTAGGTATCGTTGTTAAATGGTTTAAAGGTATGCCTTTTGGTAATGCTCTTACAGCTATTATTAATACTGTATACAATGCTATTTGTTTATGTTTTGTATTTATTTGTGTTATAGATGAACATCCAGAATTGGGTCTGAAAGATATTCAGTGTACTGAATCACTTCGAGCTTGTATTTTAGGTGATGATAATTGTTTTTCTACGATTCCAAAACTCATTCCTTACTATAATGAGCTTACTTTGCCCAAATATTTGTCTCGTATTGGAATGACATACACAACAGAATTGAAAGAAACTGCTGTTATACCATTCCGTCCCATAACTGAGATCTCTTTTCTTAAAAGGTCTTGGGTATATTGTCCTATGAGTGGAAGATATATTGCTCCTCTTGAATTAGATGTCGTGCTTGAATTTTCTATGTGGACAAAGAAAGGTACTGATTATTTTAATATTTCAGCCACTAATTTTGAGAATACTTTGAATGAACTTTCCCTCCACAGTTGTGACACATGGGATCGATATTATCCTACTTTGCTGAAAGCAGCGTGTAGAGAGTATTCTTTTCATAAGTGGAATTTGCCGTTACTCACTCCATGGGATGTGAGGCGTCAAAATACCTTGAAATCTATTAGCTTCTACTAAGAAGCTAAAATACCCCCAACCAAAACCTATCGTTGTTTGGGCTGTTATATTTCAAAAGATGGTATGGTAGTAGTCTACCTTAGTTTTGTGCGGCTGTTATAAATAACAACGTATACACTGTTTCTATTGATCTTGTTTATTTAAATTCTCAATGAAAGCTCTGAACCAAAAAGAGAATGCATTGCTTTAGAAATGAAAAGCTTACCTATTTAGGTTTACTATCAGATGGCTTGCTAATAAACTGGCGAAATCAGAGACCTCAGAGTTTGATCTTTGTGCCCTGAGTTAGGACTTAGATCGAGATATTAACTCGCTGATACTTCAATTAATACATCGCAGGTGATCGATGAAATCACCAATGCTTTTTCCACTTCTGTGGTTGATGGCGTTAAAGCAGCATCTACGGATGCAACCACTACATTTGTTACTGATGCTAATGTAGTAGCCACCACTGTTGTTAACCCTACATATACTCCTAGGAGTTTATATATGGCTGCTTCAGATAATTATATCCAAGATATAAAAACCTTTTTAGCAAAACCTATGATCGTTTCTGCAGGAAATTTTGCTAGTACTGATACTGTTAGTACTTTTGCTCCTGTGGCAAATGTTTTTCCTGGGTTTTTCTTTAATTTTCCTATTTGGGTAGAAAAGATAAGAGGTTTCTTTGGTATTCGTATGGATCTTGTTTTTAGACTTGTTGTGAATGCAACTCGTTTTCAACAAGGGAGATATATGCTTCTGTGGAAACCTTATGGTGGAGCAGATGCCAATGCTAAGAATGGAGCCTTGATGGCAGGACATACTATGACACTTGTTCAAAGAACACAGATGCCCCATGCTGAAATTGACATTAACTGTGACACAGAAATTGAATTTGTAATTCCTTTTTCTAATCAATACAATTTTTGTCATGTTCGTACTATAACTGGTAATAGTGGCTATAATTCTTTAGGAGTTATGCAAATTTACCCTTATATTGCTCTTTCAGCAGTAGCTGGAGCTTTAACTTGTGGTTATACACTCTATGTTTCAGCTAGAAATGTAGAATTGATTTCTGCAGCAGCTCCACAATCTGGTAGATTTTCTACTACTGTTAAAAAGAAAAATGAAACTAATGCAGAACAAGATTCTGCTAATATTGGTCCAATTTCTTCTTTGATGGCAAAAGTTACAGCTGCGTCGTCTATCTTAACTGGTGTTCCTTTGATTTCATCTTATGCTACAACTACTGGTTGGTTAGCTGATACTATTGGTAGAACAGCTGCAGTATTTGGTTATTCTCGACCAATAAATTTAATGCCTTCTCAGCGCATGAATAAAGAGATTTTTCCTTATATTGCTAGTACCGATGGACCCGATAATTCTTTTCCTTTAGCTCTTTCTTACAAAAATGAGTTAGGAAGTATGACAGGTATATCACCTACTGATTTAGATGAAATGGACTTTGCCTTTTTGGCTACAATTCCAACCTATGATAGAATAATTCCTTGGACTGTTTCGAATCCTACAGGAACTGCTCTTTCTTCTTGGGGAGTTGGACCTGCTGGTACAACTGCTTTAAGTACTGTTGTTAATGGTTTAAATTTGATACACTACCCACCTTACAGATTTATCTCTAATTTCTTTAAGTATTGGAGAGGAACTTTTGTGTATAAGTTTAAAATAGTTAAAACTGAATTTCATTCTGGAAGACTTTCTTTTTCTTTTACCCCACGTACTGTTGCTCAAGTGGCTGCATCTACACCATCTGTAGCAGATTTGCCTTATTTGCATCGTGAAATTGTTGATATTCGTATTGACAATGAGGTTACTTTTAAGGTTCCTTTTGTTTCTGATTCACCGTGGAGACCATGTGCCATAGATACAGATGATCTACATATTACTGGGATTTTTACTGTACATGTTGTAGATCCTTTAGTTGCTCCAGATACAGTAGATCAGAAAGTTTCTATTATCTTAGAAATATCTATGGCTCCTGATGCTGAATTTTCGGTTCCTTATCCATTCTCTGGTCACACACCTTTTTATGGTGCTTCACCTCAAATGGGAGCTTTTGATGGTTCTTCAAAACCTGAACCAAATTCATGTAATGAAATTACTACGTCTTTGGGTTCTATGAATTCCTTAGATGATTCTCATAATAGTGCATTGCTATGTATTGGTGAAAAGATCACAAACTTCCGTAAATATTTGAGAAGAGCTTCTCCACTTTTGTTTAGTACTCAAATTTTAGGCACTCCTGATGAACGACTTACTGTTATACCTTTTGGTATTGCTGCTATGTCACAAAATGGAGTTGCTAATGCTCTTCCTAATGTTGCTGCTGACGCTTATTCTACACTTGCTTCTTTATACTTGTATTCAAGAGGTAGTGTTAGATTAAAATATGTTAATGCAGATGCAGTTTCTACATTTGTACCAGATGGAGCAGTACCAGTTTATTTCTCTCCGAAATTTTTGTATAAATTGGTTACCAAATTGTTGCCTGTAAATTCTGTTGTGACATGGTCTGGTGGTACAAATGTCTTTGATAATGAAGATGTTTCTTCTGCCATGCTTATTACAAGTACTAAAGAAAATCAGGAATTGCAAGTTCCTCATTATAACAGATTCCCTTTAAGACATAATTTTGATCATACAATGAACTCTCAATATTCTTATTCGGTACATACAGGTTTGGCTACTGGAACCGCAACAGAAATTTCAGTCACTCGCATGTTGACAAACAGCGATGTTACTGTATTAGATGCTATTCCTACTCGTGTCTTTCGTGCTACTGCTGATGATTGTACTTTTTCGTACTTTCTTTCAGTACCGCCTATGGCACTACAACTTGCTATTTATTAATAGCAATTTATAAAAACTCTTTAACTCTAGAGAGTATAAAAATTTCGAGTGTTAGGTATGACGAAATCCCTGTTGGCGCACAGTCTTGCGGTCCTGGATTAGACACCCAGGCATTATCCTACAACCTTTACGGTTTAGTTGTAGGAGATCCGAGCCGACCTCCGTTGAAATAAGGTTGGCCTGGACTTGTTAGTTATGAACAACAAGTACCTCTTTTAATCTAAATGTTCCAATGATGGAGTTTAGTTAATACAATATCACTTAGATTAGAAGATCGAGGTGCTTTTTGTGTTTTACTTTGACAATTCCGGAGGTTCAGCCGTCATGAATAGCGGTTGCCCTGTCTAGGCTAGATTTTGTAAGCATTTATTGATTTTCTTAAATGCATTACAGCTTATTCTTCTTGCAAA